TCCACCATATTACCTATTCTCTCACCTTGAGTGACTTCGCCCTCATTAGCAGCACGACCAGTCATCTCTTCATTTCTACCTTCAACAACAAACTCAGGAACACTTACTTACAAAAAGTTTAAAGTTCTTCAACTTATTTACACTACCCCCTCTACAAAATATACAACTTATTTTAATTATATACACTAAAGTAAACAATCTAATTTTCGAAGTTAAAGTTCACTCTTTTACCAGGAACATACATAGCTTCAAAATAATACCAATAGGTATGAGATTGTTCGCGAATTGCATTATACAATTCAGGCATTCTCTCCTTAACAGCAGCAAAAAATTGATCTCGCAATTCATTGAATCTCTGTTGAGGCAAATGTGAGGCTTCTAACATAAAAGTTTGAGCAGTTGACAATGCAACTAAACTTTCATTTTCGTTGGTCCACCAATACGTTGATTCAATAATCACACGTTCACTAAGAGGAGCTCTAATAATACTATTATCATATCTAAACGATCTACCTAAATAGACAATTGTATCTATAGTATCAACAATATCTAAAGCACCCTTAAGGCAATGAGTATACTTCATACCAAAACGATCCCAAATAAATTTGGACATCATCTCGCAGGTAACACCCTCTCGCATAATACTGCATATCTGGTCATCACCATAACACGCAATTTGAAATTGATCTTCTCTAAGTTTCAAATCCATAGTTAAAACCATATACAGGATAATCAAAACACAAATAGAGTTCACAATTGAAGTAAAAGGATTTCCAGAAGGATTTCCTCGAGTCAACTGATAAATGAATTCATACAAAATATGTTTCGACTTCCAAATATGTTCACCAAGAAGTTCTCGAATCTTTGCATTTTCTGGTCCATCATCGTACCACTCATTAACTATACGAATATACGCTTTAATAAGTGATTGTCTAATTGAACCATCGAAATTTTCAAAATCTCCAGCAACTATCGATAATGCACATTTCATCAGTCTATTATACAAAATCGTCCAATCCAAAGAATGTGGATCTATTCCAACATTGATAGGATGTGTAGAAGCTTTGCTCTGAATATACATAGCAAATTCAAGAAAATATTTTCTAGCAAGAATTAAATAATGCAAAGGACATGCTGAAAA